TACAGCTTTCAGCCTACCTGAAAATTGATTCTTTACCTGGGAAAAGAAATCAGCTACTGACCTGTAACGCCACTGCCAGATCAACGAATCCTTAATAATTTCTTTATGTCGTGGAGGTAATGCTTTAGCCCACACAAGCAACCCGGCTAAGAAACTTTCATGCAAGTCGAGCTTGGCTAAACTCTCAAGCAAAGGAAGCACAAATGGAACATCCCTTCTGAATACATCTAGCCCTATTGTCCGCAGCTCTTTTATAGTTATATGTCTAAGGTGCCTACTAGAAACTTTACATACAGGGGGTTCAGCTGATCCATCGAACCAAGTTCTCAACGTAGCAAGACGTGTTAATGGTACATTCTGACTAGACCTCTTTGTCACATGCAATACGTATTGTAATACCTCTCGCCTGTTAACCGGACCGTACGGAAACAGGTCAGGACCGTACTGTATTCTTGAAATCCGGAGCAGTACCGAACGGCCTTGTACATGCAACGGTTCATGCCTGGAAATGTAAGTTGCAGTGAGGTCCAAGCGCGCCATATACACACATTTAGTAAACACAACATCAGTGTCATACCTAGTATGTACATCACCTTCTAAGTTGATGCCCGGGTAGACATCTAGAAGGTGGAAATCCGCCTCTTCGAAAGAAGCTACCTCTAGTCCCCGTCTGTCAGCCTTGATACCTAGAGGTACCATATCAAGGCTTGCAAAGCTACGTCTAACTAGTCCTGCTCGTCTGGGGGACGTTCCTCTCGCTCTGTTTGAACTGGTATGTCTATCATGCGCGCTTCTGTAGGTGGCTCTAACAAGTTTGCACTGCCTGAAGCGGTTGGCATTGGTACCCCGGCAATCAGCTCTTGCACTTGAAAATCCGCCAAAGCGAGATCATAAGTGGTCAATATGTTTGCTGTAAATTTCTCACTATCTATGGGTACTTGCACAAAACCACGAATTGTGTTTATATTCCTCACGTCATAACTAGCTGCTCTAGCATTCCATAGTGGTTGTGTTTGTAAAACTGTTTCTGCTCTTGTCCAGTAACAAACAACTGCACAATCTGCAAGACTTTCAAAACTAGAACCAAAGCTATTGTACCTCTCTTCTACAAATTCAAGTTGATAACTTACAGGCATGTCTAGCGTTGCAGGAGTCACTGGTGGCATCGCTATACTCACATCATTTGCAGCAAAAATACGATGTGTACCATTCCGTAATGGGTGTGTATAGTTAACTGTATAGCCCTGCCACCTGCTAACAACACCATTAGCCCATAAATCATTATAGTTGTAAGCCTTTCTATATCTTCCCTTGTAATACTGATGGACCGCGGGATTAATTGAAAATACTGATGAGTAAGGGGTGCCAGCCATTAGTGACCCGCCCAACCCTGTTATAAGTGCCACGCCTGATGGGCCAGCCATAGAGTTAAGTATTAAATCGTTATTTCGACCTGCTACATAACCGTAGTCAGCAATATGGTCTATAGTTATATTGCCAAATTTCATGTTTATAGTATAATAATCTCT